TCTAGTGATTTTTATAATTATCTCGATATGACAAAAATAGCATTAAATTCAATTAAAAATGCAGGTGTTCATTCAATGCCTGATGGTCCAGCATCAATAGGATTAAACACTAAATTAAACGAAATTATTAAACTTGAAAAACCAGATTCAAATGGAAAACCATCTTATAATATTAAAACTGATATACATAAACTTTTATATAATACCGACACAGGTAAAGAAAATGATCAAACATATAAAGATGTAATTGAATATTGTATTATAAATCCTGATCCAAGTAAATTTAATGAATGTATTAGTAAAATAGAAAATTCTAATTTTACTGGAGATATTATTTCTAGAATTAAAGATCTTGATATGCGTACTTTACTTGCTCTTGCATCTAAATTTGATATATCTTATACTACAGTTTATGATTCATTAGGTAATGATAAACGAATTTATCAAGATTATGAAAAATGGTATTCTGGTCATCCAATACCTGTTCTTTCTGGTGACGATGCTATCAACGCCGTAAAAGTAAATGCACGTAAAAATATTATTGACTTTATCAAAGCAATCATTACCACTTTAAATGAAAAATCAAATGACGTCAATAAAGTATATGATGAAATATTCAAACGCAAACGTGAGAAAACTGATCAGCGTGGATTATATAACCTTAAATATTCAAATGTTCACGCACTAGAGAGTAAATTCCCAACTCAATATTCTCTTACAGGACTTCCTGGACAGGGTGTAACTCTTTATCCTATTCGTCTAAATATGGTTACAGCACCTATAATATCTGGAGGTTCAGTATTTGGTAACACTTGTGGTTCTGAATTATTTAGGAATGCATATAAATCCATAATTACTCAACTTAATGGTAATAATAAGAAATTAAATAAAAAAGATAATGAACGAATACTTGAAGCAATTGATAAATTAGGTAAACTTGAAGATACAATTGCCGAAATCATTACAAACTTTAATAAATATGGACAAGCTCCTGAAGGTCGTAGTAATTCAGTTAATTATATTGGATATAATGATATATTAGAGAAAATTAAACAGGTACCAGTAATTATAAGTAATAGCGATAAAATAACTACTGGTTTAGTTGCTGTTCTTGAAAAACTTATTAATGCTCTTAAAACTCCTACTGCAAATTAAATTAAAATTAATAAATTAAATTATTTATTTATATAATAAATAATTATCAATAATATATAATGACAGGTGGAATAATTCAATTAGTATCAAAAGGTGTTGAAGATTTATTTATAACAAATGAACCTCAAATAACATTTTTAAAATTTTGTATAGAAGGCATACAACTTTTTCAATGGAAGAAATTCAGCAATCATTTATTCATGAACCAGATTTTGGAAAAAGAGTTACATGCACATTATCAAAATCAGGAGATTTAATAACAAATATGACTTTGGTAATAACATTACCAGCAATACCACAAATATTTAATGAAGATGGTTCAATAGATGAATTAACAAGAATAGCATGGATTAGAAAAATTGGTTATGGAATAATTAAAGAAATTGAAATTGAAATTGGTGGAAAATCAATTGATAAACATTATGGGGAATGGTTAAATATATGGGCGGAATTAAATGGTAAGAAGAATGAAGAAGTTGATAAAATGATTGGAAATGTTGAAGAATTATACAAATTCACAAAAGATAAACAGGAATATAAAATATTTATTCCATTACAATTTTGGTTTTCAAGAAATATTAATTTATCTCTTCCAATAATATGTCTTCAATATAATGTTGTTAAAGTTAATTTAGAATTAGAAGATTTTAATAAATGTTATAAAGTATCTCCAACACATACTATTTTAATGGATAATAATATTTGTAATTTTAAACAAGATGAATATATTATTCAAGAAATTACAAATTACACTGGAAATTCAAATTATGTTGATATAAATGGAACATATAAAGCATATGGACAATTTACATATTTTGATAAATTAACAAAAACATTATATTATACAAGAATTAGTAAAAATTTATTTAAAACATGTGATTTAACAAATATTACAGATTCAACTTTACAAGAACAAGAAATAGAGAAATATAAAATAACTGGATTAACAACAGAATATTTTGCATATCCCCATATTATACAACCAACAGATACACCAACATCAGATGAGCAATATTCTTTATCATATCAATATAATCCACTAACAAATATTAAAATCAAGGAATGTTTTTTATTAATTAATTATATATTTTTAGATGAAGATGAAAGAATATATTATTATAAATCAGCACATGAATTTTTAATTGAACAATTAATTTATTGTGGAGAAACAACTATTGATGGAGTTAATAGAAATATCACTATTGGATTATATAATCCAATTAAATACATTATATGGACAACCCAACAAAATTATTTATTAGAATTATATAATAATGATTTATTTAATTATACAAATTCATATCAATACAATGATATTTTATATGATAAAACAATTTATGAAAATGTTTTTACTGAAACATATGACAATACTATTATTACATATTATCTTAAAAATTCTGGAACTTTAAATATTAATTATAATAATAAGCAAACTGGACAAAGTTTAATTCAAGAATCATGTATTTTATTAAATTCAAGTAAAAGGATGGATGAGCAAACAGATATATATTTTAATAACGTTCAGACATTACAATATTTTAATTATCCAATACAAAAGGGGATTAATATTTATTCTTTTTCATTACATCCTTCAGAATTTCAACCTTCTGGAACTTGTAATATGTCAAAAATTGACAATATTCAAATATCAGTAAAATTAGATACTTTAGTTAATATTAATAATCCAGTTAAATTTAAATGTTATGGAATTTCAAATAATATATTAAGAATTGCTGCAGGGTTAGGAGGATTAATGTTTGTTAATTAATTTTTTATTTATTTTTAATAAAAATAAATAAAATACTTATATTTATTCTCCATACATTAAACCACCTAAACCACTCATAATTCTTAAAAAATTATATTGCTTGCTATAAATTCCAACTCTAACAATTTTTTCAGTTCGTGGTCGTTCAATTATAGTTTTTGTTATTTCATCATATTTATAATTAAATAAATCTTCATTAAATTCAATTTCAATTTCAATACTTCCAATTTTTCCTAAATTTGCATTTCCACTTGGTTGAATATCTTCAGGATATAAACTAAATGAATATACATTAATACCATCATATTCACTTCTTGAATGATGTTGATATTTTTGAATTAAATTATAAAATTCAATATTTTTTGTTTTTTGTCGTTCTCTTCCATTATATTTTATTTCAATAGTATTAATTGGATTTTTGATAATTTGATTTTTATCAATCATATTATAATTATTAAATTTATATTAATTATTTGGTCAATTGCCATTTATATAATTTATTGGTTGAACTATTATAAATAATTCTTTTGATATTCCTTTAAATTCCATTTTAATTGTTTGTGATAAACTTTTATTCAAATCAAGTGTCCAATTATCATAATATTTAAGTTGTTCAATTAACATTTCTTGTTTATATTTAACTAATTTTAATCTATTTGTGTAATCAATATACATATAATTTGCGATTAAACAGCTTTCTAAATTATTAATTTTATAAATTTTATCATTATAATCAATTTGTGTTACTTGTGGTATGTATCCATCACTATTATATTTAATTAATTTATCAATATCATTTAATTTTAGTCTAATCATTATATTTGAATGTTGTAAGCATATTAATGGTAATGAATTTGATAAATTTTTACAAAATGTAAATGGAATTGGTATGTATAAATTATAAGATGGTTTAATATCTTTATTATAAGTTGTTAATTTACTTACATTTCCAATAATGATATCATATCCATATTGATTATTTATTTTTATTTCATTTTCATATAAAATATGCAAATATTCACCATTAATACTATCAATAACATAATCATTTATTAAAAATTCAATTTTGTCAATAATATAATGTCCGATTTCATTAATCCAAGAACACTCACAATATTCATTATTTTGTTTTTCTGCGATGTTTCTAATATAATCTTCTAAAACAGAATAATTTAATAAAGAATGATAATCATCATAAACATTAATTTTATTTAATAATAATTGAACTTGATTTAATTGATTATTATAATAATTATAAATATTACTC